ATGGCTAGTCCTGATCCTATTATTATCTAGCTGTGGAAGTATACCGTTCTTAAATTCAAGTGGAGGTCCTACCGTAAATGCAAATGTCTTGGCTGGCAAAGAAAACACACAACAAGTGGTCGCGCAACAAAATCAACAAGACGCAGGTAGAGACATCGTCTCAACAGAAATCCAAAAAGAGGTCGAGGCAGAGCAGGTCGAAGAAATCAAGATATCCCACACTAATATCCCAATCTGGGTCATCTTGCTCCTGCTGCTTGGGTGGTTACTGCCTACACCTACTCAAATCGGGAATGGGCTGGCAAACCTATTCCTTTCAATCTTTCAGAGGAAGAAGTAAAATGAGCTTTAAACTAAGCAATAGAAGTATGGACAAGCTGCAAGGTGTTGATGAGGACATGGTTGCAATTGTTGAAAAAGCCATAGAGCTATCTAAGCAAGATTTCTCAGTGATTTGTGGTATGAGAACAAAACAAGAACAAGAGGCGTTAGTTGCTAAGGGCGCTTCTCAGACTATGAAGTCTAAGCACTTAGAGGGACGTGCAGTTGACCTAATGGCATATGTCGCTGGTTCTGGTGGTCGTTGGGAATTAAACTTGTACGATGAAATAGCGGATGCTATGGCAGAAGCTGCAGCAGACTTAGGTATAACTAATTTGCGCTGGGGGGCTGCGTGGCACATAGACGACTTGGCTGCTTGGTGGCAGAATGGTAACACGGCAGAAGATGCTATGAATGCCTACGTTGACTTACGCAGATCACAAGGGCGAAGACCTTTTATTGATGCGCCTCATTTTGAGTTGGTCTAAGTTTAGGTCGTATACTCTTAGACATAACATTTGTCTCCTCACAAAATAAATCTGCATTTAAGAGGGTTGACAAGGGTTCATTGATTCGGATAGCCTTGTCACAATCTGACATACTTTCTAGCCAGATTCTACTTTCCACGGGGTAGTCCTGTAAAGAGTATGTTATGATTAGTACGGTGAAAAACTTCATTGTAATTCCTCTCTTGTCAAAAAACTAAAGGGACCCTTCGGGGTCCCTCTTTTTGTATCTACTCATAGCCTTCATCTATCTGCCGTATGCGTTCTTGACAGATATGAATTATCTTTTCGTAGTCAAGTTGACGTTCATTAGGTTTACGTCTCAGAACACGTTTAATGATGTCAGCATCCCAAGGATTTAAGCCGTACTCTAGCCAGATATCCCAAGGCTGTATCTTTCTGTCAGAGTAGTCAGATGGTCCAACATTGTAACTACGGACAATATTTTCACTTTTAAACTTCAACAAACACCTCATACTCTATATAGTCTAAGAAAAACTCGACAGGAACCATAGCAGCGAGGTCTTTTCTATTAGGACGTGTGTTCAATCCGTAGGGGCCTCTAAAGTGCTGCGTACACTTAGACAGTAAGACATCATTTACTTTACGGGGGTCCACGAGGATAAACCTGTCTTCTAAACGTAAAGCAATAAAGCGATCAACCTTATTAGGAACACCCCAGCCCTGTCTTCCTGACACATTTTTAAATTCCCACCAGTGAATAGAGTAGTCGATAGGACCATTCCGATATTTACGCTTGGCGGCTTTTACATCAATATGTCCTAGTTCTTTGTCTAATACATCCCAATGCTCATACCAATCTTCTTTACGATCCGCTTTACGGACAAAGTTATCGCCCCTAAGAGCTATAAACTCTTCCTCAGCAGACATGCCCTCTTTGATCGAAGAAAAATAATTCAAGAAAGTCTCTCCTTAAGTTCTGTATAACCCCCTATATGTTCTCCTGTATAGGTCCATATCTGAGGTACTGTCAGTATGTCAGCTTTCCTGAATAAGTCAAGTAACCATCGAGACTCGTCAAGGGAATAGTGACTAACACTACCCCCTTTAGAGTTGATCAGTTTGCTGGCTTTCTCACAGTACGGACAGTTTCTGCGACTAACCATAACGTACATCATGTCAGGTCTACGATCTCACAGCTATCACCAGAACAAGCTAATGTCTGCATAGCGGCAGTATTGTCTTCTTGTTCATAATCAGACAATTTGTCCCAGTCAATACGTTCAGGCATTACTTCTAGAAGTTCGTGATAGTCTGTTGGTGTACACTCTTGATATGGCGCTTGCTGATAGACATGATCGTCATAAGGTAAGAACGAGACACCAGACATTTCATCGAAGTGCTTGTACACGAAAGAGCCTACTTCAAACCATTCGTCTGTCTTTACATTTATTGTGACTGAGGGTTTATGCTCACACCAGTGGCGTTGATACATCAACCACATTTCTAACTGTTCGATAGCAGTCAAATCAGACGTTACAACAGCCCCTGTTGGAGCCTTAACAGGGAATGAAAAAACTGTAGTGGTATCTGGTTTATAGACACAAGGCTCACTAGGGATTCCGCTGTCCTGCAGAAACTGTGTTAGTGGGTCTTTGTTGTCGCCACGCACAGTACGGATGTAATAAGGGCTGTGACGAGCGTGTATCCCACTAGCAGAATCAACGAGTTGGGAGACAGTACCACTAGGTTTGACACAAGTGATAGCAGTAGACATAGGGATACCAAAACGCTTGCTCCATTCAGCATTAGTAGAAATTGCGACATCTTTTAACCTTCCTAATGTTTTATCTAGAGCGACGTTCTTAGTTGTCATGAGGGGGCTATCCATTATCCCCGTGAGTGACACACCCAGCAATCGCTCTTCTTCTGTATTTCGTTGCCACACCTTTCGCAAGTAGGGAAACTTTGTGTACGAGGATTGGATAGTTCCCAGAATTGTTGCCAGACGGACTTTTCGCTCCAAATCTTCAATAGTATCTGTTGCCCGTACAACAACTTCGGTAAGATTACAGAACTGATTCTCACGTAAAATAATTTCACTGCAAGGGTTAGTTCCGAAGTTATGATTCGGATCGCGTCTGCCAGAAAGTGCAGACTGTTTCTTAGATGCTTCACGATTAAAAATACCCCTCTCACCTGTGCCTGATTCCACCAGAGCCATCCATTCACGCATAAAGGACGTGCTGTCAGGTTTCTCGGTGTACGCTACCGAGTTATTAGCTAAGTAACGATATGTAGGAAAGTCTCCTGACTTAGCGTACCGCATACGGTCATCAGACAGGTTAGATAAGCTAATCATAGCTGATCGCCGCACCCCACCTGACACTACAATCTCACCAACCTTACACATGATGTCGTGAGCCTCAATAGACGACAGTTTACGACCTTTTGCGTCCTTAAATACTTTGATCGTAAAGTTGAATAAGTCAACTAGAGGTGCTGGCCCAGAGGCTCGACCACCAAATGTCTTCAGTCTCGCACCAGCAGGACGAACTAAACCTATGTCCCATTGCGGAATTTCACCTGACCACAACAGAGCTAGAAGTTGACGGAAAGCCTTAGCCCAGCCTTCTTTGCTGTCTTTAACGACAATGGTTGTCTCACTCTCAAACAGTTGCTCTGGGACCTCTGGTAACTTGCTGATGTACTGCCTCTCTACAGAGAACCCTACACCTGTACCACAAAGAAGAATGAACATAGCTTCGTCAAAAGCCTTTGGATCATCGACAGGTAAGTAAGAGCAGTTGTACCCTGCCGTGTTGTCACGCTGTAGCGCAGGACCAGCAGTCATCATAGCTCGCATAGATGGCATAATGTCTAGACTTAAAATAGCCGCTTCTAGTTCATCATAAACAGCGTCTTTAAATTCATCTGCAACGGTAAGTAGTGGTAAGGCTACATTCTGCATATAGCGATCTACAGTTTCAGGCCAAGACTCTCTGCCTTTACCGTCGAAATACTTAGCGTAACGTGATTTATGAATGAATGCTTGATAGTCAGTAGGTAAATAATTGCTCATTGTTTTCCTCCTCTACGTTCAAAATCTTCTGGATGCCAAACCAGACGATCTATATCGTAGCGAGAAATTCCCATATCTGCAAGTTGTTTGTCAGTCAAACCGTTTAATTCTTTAATAACTTGACGATGTGCTCTCCAAGTTGCTTGGTATTTCATCCAACGATTAAACCAATCCCATAACCACTTCATTTCTCTACTTCCTTCTCTATTTCCATTTCAATAACCTCAAAGCCATCGAGTTCATCTATGGCCTCAGTAATTAGGTCTTCCATCATATTAAGCACCAAAGGGTTAGCAAAAGTTCCTATCTCGTCCTCTTGTTCCATATAAGACACTCTTAACGTTATCTCATAATACGCTTCATGCTCTTGAAACGCCACAATGTCGTCATGTGTAATCATTTTGTTCTCCCATAGAACTGTGTAGGAGTGTTGTGATTCGCATCGAACAGATACCAAGCACAATTGTCCTTGCCTGTCATTTTACTGTCTTCAATCCACTTCACTCGACCTATAGATACAATCTTAACGCACATTTTCATGTACGGGGCAGACTGTTTTGTGTGCGCCCAATCCGCATCGAATAGGAGCCACGTAGGACAGAAGGAAGTGAAGTGCTCTATCATCGGATGTAGTATCTTACGGTCCCACGGTGGGTTCGTAATGATGTAGTCGCAATGCGGGTAAGTTTCGGTGAGTGCATCTTTTTGTTCGATAGGACGAGAAACAGACGCTCTTGGCTCTATGTCCAATGCGCCTACACATCTCATATCAGAATTTTGAACTAAGTGATTTATTAGTCTCCCATCACCAGCGCAAGGCTCTACAAAAGTTGGGAAGGTATCTGTAAAGCGTTGCGCTAGGTGGGGCAACAGGGGGAGGACTGCTGCAAGAGGAGTCGGGTAGTAGTCTCTAGCTACTCTTTGGAAATTACTGCGTTTGCCCAATGATGTCAACCATATCTTCTAAGATATACGGTTCTATTTTAGTCTCTGTGTGCTTTTTTATTGCATAAGGTTCATCCAGAGTATCAAACCATAATTCTTCCTGTTCAAGTTTTCCGTCAATTTCAACTGACGCAAGTATAGCATATGCAGTGAAGTCGTACCCCATATCCTCACTACTAATTGGGCCTTCAAGTACACGATGTACCTTCATCTTTGTCATATATTACTCCTGTAGCCATTCGTCTGGAATTGAACTATCAGCCCACATAAAGCCGTGTTGGAGACACCAGTCAGAATATGAGGATTTAGCCCCTTTGTATAGTTTAGCTTTAGCATTATAGAAGACAAAGCGAATGTCTAAGTTTGGGTACTGATCTTTTATGAGCTTATGCTTCTTTCTGTCTGAAGCAATAAACCGACCCTTTGTCTCTACAATAATACCGTTCGGCAGTATGAAATCAGGTGTGTAAGTTCTTGTCTCTCGTATCTCGTACTTGATCTTCTTGGTCTCGTACTCGTACTTGACACCTAAATCTTTAAGTTCTTTGGCGATTCGTTCCTCAAAACCTGACCGCCAACCATTCTTTACCGCTCTAGACCTCAAAGACATCACGTGGCTCACGTTCTACTTTCGTAAGGTAGCGTGGGCCACCTTTGTATAAAAAGGTGCGTAAATCAGGCCAACAGGTATTCTTGTAATCACAATAGCTACATGTCATGCAAAGTTTTCTATTTCCGCTTTTTCCATCAGCTTCGTCACTAAAGGGACGTTCAGGTGGCGTTTTCTTAGCTACAATATTTTTAGCGTTTCTTACTTCATTTCGTTTATTCGCCATCTCATCAGACAGATCATAAATGTCTAACAAGATATTTCCGTGCTGTTTATCTACAGCTAGAAATGCAGCCTTATTCTTTTCCGTGAGTAGTGGATCATCTTGTGAGCCATGAAGATAAGAGGACAATTGACTTAGATATCCAAAAGGATCGTCTTCTCGTAAGCCGTTATCTTTAAACTTTCGCATACCGTAGGTAGAAGCTGACTTTACGTCAACCAACATACCGTCAATGATACAGTCTCTGTGCCCTAGAATGCCGTACACATTTACTTGGTCCTGCATACCTTGAACATCGTGTCCAGCAGCCATTGCTAAACCGAGAATGTGTGACTCCATCATATCGCCAAATATGAATTTGTTTAGAGTAGCAGGACGAAGAGCTTGTGCTGTTCCCGTTTTGTTCACAGAATACCACAGCTTTCGCTTACAGGGGGTCCCTAGTCCACTAAGGCGTAGAGTGGACTTCGCTTCACGAGGGGTTGTTTGCCTAATTAAGGAGTGCCGAATATCATCAGCCACCCACTTAGCTACCGCGTCCGTGTAGCCTTGTCCAGTTTGCAAAACATCATAGATGTCAGATACTAGAGTTGAGATGGTTGCCATTTAATAGTCCCGTCATCATACGCGACACCCATAGCTTCCCAATAGTCCCAACCACCCGCTCTATGCGCGTCAAGACAAAACTGAAGTGCGTCTTCTACTGTTTCAATTCCATCACGAGTGAAGCTAACGGTTTGATCAAAACCGTCAGCCTCTGCCGTATGGATAAATGTTATCGTTACTTCAGCCATTACCAGCGAATAACCTCTTTTTGTTCTGGTTGTTCGGCAAGCTCCACAACGCCTACACTTTCCAGTGTCACGATGTTAGCTCGACCTTTGTAGATAGAACACTTGACACGTACTTTAGAACCATTCCAGATGTTCTGTTCGGTGTCCCAAGGCACAGCTTGTTGCTGCTGCATTGTAGCATTCCAGTCAACAACATTGGGCGGTCCTTGCAGTTGAGGATTGCCACTGTCGTCTTTGAAGTTCTTGTGAAGATGTGTACGCTTGAATGTGTAAGCGTATTTATCTTTTTCGTCTTCTACTGGCTTAAACATATCGTAACCAAGGATAGAGTCTGGAATACCATCTTTCAGCATTTTATCCTTTGTTTTACTGTCTACAACTAACTGAATTTTGTACTGACCATCTACGTCAGTCAAAGGGTATTGTTCTGAACCCATATCACGATTACGTTCAAAAACTTGAGCGTACATAGAGATTCCGTCGTATTCATGGTATGTTGTTTTGCTCATTTTCTAATCCTTTCGAGCGCGTTATTATATCAGATTACCAGATGATTCGCAACTTGTCAATGCGTCTCATACCAATTTTTACCTATATCAGAAGAGACAGCCAGAGGACAAAATACGTCAAGTTTATCTCGTACTCTATTCATGCTTTCTTTCTGTATTTCCACTAGGCGGGTAGCACTATCCATGTCATCGACCTCGACCTGTACTTCATCATGAACGATGTCGATAAGTTTGAACGGAAGGTTCTCTTTCTCAGCACGGGCCTTCCAATCAAGCACCCAATGCTTAACAACAACACTCTCACCATTTTGCAGCATACCTGCGAGTGCCTTGTGTTCTGATGGAACGACAACCTTCCGTCCATCTAAACCCCTGAACCATCCTCTACGAGCAATGTAAGGGATTTGCTGCTTCTTTAAGTCTTTCAGACCATCAATGCTCTCAAGGAAGTTATCTACGGCCTGTTTAGCTTCTTTCTGTCCGACCTTGAGTATCTGAGCTATCTTCGCTGTACCTGCCCCTAACAAGAACGCATAGATAAAAGTCTTAGCCATATCTCTTGTAACGTGAGACATGCCTAACGCACGTTTATTGACGTTATGGATATCCGTTTCATTTTCTTTCTTGCCTGTTACGATAGCATCAACGTAAGCCTTAGATTCCATTAGGTGAGCAAGTATGCGTAACTGAATACCTTCTGCGTCTGTCCCTACAAGATATTTACCTTCTGGTACGCGCCATAGCTTACGCATAGGACCATCATACTTAGCCTTAATTTCCTCGACGGGGTCATTTGGTGTCCCGTAGAAGGCAGAAGGTATATTCGCTTGGTTGGGGGCCTGATGTGACATACGTCCAGTCCATGCGCCAATGTGCATAAACCTACCATGAATACGTGAATCGTCTCTACACTGTCCTAGCCACTCCACCAGTGAGCTTTTACGTCCTTGAAGGGTCAACCACTCAGCCAGCTTCTTTGCGCCTTCAGGGGCCGTGTCAGGCAGTGTGCGTAGGTTTGTCTCAGAACACGTCCATCCGTACACTTCGTAGTGTTTAGTTTTATCTACTTTCGCGTTCATACTGAATATGTCCCTTCGTCTTCTCTACTGGCTCCCATCCTGCTTCCCATAAACGTTCTATACGCTGCTTAGGGCTAGACGGTTCAAACTTCTTATAGTCATAGCACACAAGTTCCCCTGCCACCCTTTCAGTTTTAGGGTACTTGTTAAGAGCATTGCTAACAGTACTAAAGAGAGTACCATCCTTCTTCATTCGGAACTTAACACGATTGACCTCAACTAACTTAGGAGGCCATATTTGTTGAAACATTTGTTCTAACTCTTCCATGTGCTGTTCCATTTCAGACAACATTTCTTCGGCTGGGGTTCTGTCAAACAAGAAACCTGTGTTTGTCATTTCTTCGCAGACCCAAGCAATATCGTGCTCAGTCTTTATGGCTGTAGCCCAGTCAGGATCGTTAATGATAGGAAGAAACGTCTTATACAGGCGATGAGTAACATCTACGTCATTAGCGCAGTACTCCACCATTTCTTCGGACAGGGTGTCAAAGTCTTTGAAGTCCCCTTTATGCAGACCTAACCGTATTCCCCACGCTCGTAGGCTGTGACCATCCTGTCTGTTGTAGTCTATAAGCCTAGACAGAATGAGCGTGTCCAGCACTGTTTCGGGCTTGATAAAATCACCAAGCAAACGATTGATCGTCGGTACGTCGAACCCAATACCGTTATGGAATACCCACGTATCGACGTTTTGGCAAAGTAACCAGAACCTAGTCTTTTCATTTTGATCCTCTGTTAAATTAGTAAAGACTAACTTTTTACGTGACCAGAGAGGTTGAACGACAATACAGTGTATAACTGTCGCGTCCAAACTATCTGTCTCTATATCTGCTACTGCTACTCTCATATCGTCCACTTATTCGATAACGTGAATGTGTCTGAATTGAACAACATTTCACCTGCGAACCCTGTTGCCCCCGTCGGTCTATTCTTAGTGATGAAGAGACGTGTCGTATTTCTATCGGTGGGGTCCTCAGCCATCTTGTCACGTTGCAGCTCAACCACAACAGACGCCCGTTGTTCAATCATCTTACAGTACTTCACTGCCCCATCATCGTTGGTGTGGGCAATCGTTATTATGCCTACATTTAACTCAGCAGCGAGCTTAGTCAGACGGATAGCCATGTCAGCCAAGAACGCCTCTTTGCTTTCGTCTCCAGCTTTAGATGCTGCCACATCCTGAATTGGTTCAAACATGATGTAGCGACAACCACACGCTTGTGACAAGTATCTAATCTGATCAAGTAAAGTAAGCGGATCATCTTCGTCATTTAAGTAGAACTGAAACAGTCTCTCATTCTCTGTTAGCTCTCGAATTGCTTGCTGCACCAGCTCATCAGCTTCTTTCTCTTCGATGATGTCTTTACGTGTCACATTGTCCTGTAGGTGGTAAGAACATAAGCCAAGTAAACTACGAAGTTTAGTTTCCTCTAAGTGCCATATCGCCAGTGAGACATCAGGGAACTGGGACAGAATACGATACTGTAAGTATCTCATAAACTCAGTCTTACCTATCCCTGTCTGTGCCTTAAACACAGTAAAGTGTCCTTGCATTAGGCCCATAGCCAAATCATCAAAATCAGGGATACCTGTGGGCACATAGATGTGTTCCTCAGCGTTATTGTACAGAGACAAGAATTGTTGTGACGTATTCATCACATTGTCAGGCACATACTTCTTAGCATTCCACCAAGCAGACTGATACTCTTTTACTGCACCCGCTTGTAGGAACTCGTTAGCATCCTTGTACTTATCGTGAATGACACGATACACCTTGTTCGGAAATATCTTAGCGATCTTAGCTGCAATAGCATTTCCTGCATCATCATTGTCAGTAGATAAGATAATCTTCTCGAATCCAGACAGGTATTCTCGTGTCTTCTCCCATAGTTTACGAGAGGGACTGGCTGAAGGTAGAGACACAAAGGGTGAAGGGAACTTCGGGTTGTTCATCATCTGGTAAGCTGACATAGCGTCTAATTCACCTTCACAAATGGTGATAGTCTTACCTACACCACTATTCCACAAATTCTGACCAAAGAACTCATCAGTCTTTAAACCTTGTGCATAGAAATCCTTCTGTGCAAGTATCCTTATCTTTTGTCCACCAGACGGATATCGGTAGATGTGTTTGACAGCATTGCCTTGTTTATCCAAGACAGTAGTAGCGTTATAGAACTGATAGGTCTCAGCACGAATACCTCGGTAGTCCTCAAAGACCTCTTCACCTTCTAACTTAGGTGCAAATGACATAATATTGTTACTCCTCAATATCGGAAACTTTTCTTCCGATCCTTCTCTGTACCCTTTGTCCTTTGGGTAAACTGCTTCACACGACCAGCATTTCCCCGCACCAGTCTCTGTATTATAGTTAAAGGCATCAGAAGAGTCACAATAAGGACAGGGATTGTGGTTTTGCCATGTCATATACTATTGTTCCTTTATTCTATTGTATTTGTCTTTAACCAATAGTGTATTGTACTATTGTATAGGCTGATTCGGGGATGACGTGTCAAGTAACAAATCATGCCGTTGTTTAATTATCTCTGGCAGTGTGTCCTTATGTTTGTCATTTAAGACACACTCTCTAGCCCAAGAATGAGATATGTTGAAGTAACGGGCAGCGTCAGAAATAGAGTTAAACTCTTTACCGAATAACTTACACTTTACACCGACCTGCTTTTGTTTCGGATTAGGATGTAGATGTTTAACCATTAGAATGGCGGCTCCTCATTTCCATTGGTAGGGGTCCAAGGTATATGACCTCGAAGACAAGTTGATTTTACAGGTTGTTCTGGCCCAAACATCTGGACCAGAAAGACACTTAAGACATCAGACCAACTCATTTTTCCCAATCATCTTCAGGCCCCATAATATGATCGAACTCGCCTTCTACAACGGCCCAACCACATCCACCTTCTACTTTAAGTTCTTTTGGTAGTTGATTGTTATATATACCACCTCTTCCAATCACCTCATACAGATGCTGAAGTGACCCTATCAAATCTGAAAGACTATCCAAAGCGATAAGTCCATCCCCGCCAGTCACAAAAGTGAATTTATGGGTTTCTATTTCCCAGTCCATCTTGCAATGCTTAATCATTGTATACGACATTCTCTTACTCTCCTCTCCTGATTTATAACGTGAATATCTGACGACCTTCTGCAACAATACGTGTCACAGTATTAGGACGGAACGACTTAACTTTACTGTATGACCCATCCTCTGCTTGTGTCCAAATAGGGATCAGGTTTTGTTTCTGCAGCATCTCAGAGACGACCTCTGACTTAGCTGTACCTTTGTAGTACTTCTTAACGTTGAAGCGACCATTGTAGGTACGCTCGTTACCGTCCTTCGCTATGAAAGACACAGTAACAAATTTATCTGCATTACGTGCAATAATATTACACACTAGGTTCTCAGGTAATGACATGCTTATCTCCTCATTCAAGCAAAATTCACAGAAGTCACCCGTAGCTGGGCCACCACAACTCACACATTTGTTCATCGTACACACTCCTTTGTGCTCCTGATTCGGATACTGCGATATCGCGGTATAGAAGTCAAGACTAATTTCCACTGCGGGGGACATGCCTCATATTTCCACTGCGGGGGTGTCGCCTTAATTTCCACTGGGGGGGCATATACCCCCGTTTTTGGGCGTTCCTGATTCGTTCCCGATTCGTTCCATTTTCATGATTCGTTCCTGATTCGTTCCGCGCATACCGATTCGGATTATGACGAAAGATATGTCAATAACAAATCTGGATAGTTGACAAGGAATTTTGCGTGTTCGCCACCGATTCGTGCATAGAATCAAGCCGAAAGTATAAGCAAGGACCACAATGGAAAATATTTGGGGATTGACACAATTTTGTGATTGACGAATCAACACATTCCAGAAAGTGCATGTATACACATTCAAAGAATCAGATATATCGTTTTTCATATATATGGTTTTTGAGATATATCGTTTTTGATATATATCGTTTTTCATATATATGGTTTTTGAGATATATCGTTTTTGATATATATCGAAACTTGAATATGACAAAATTTGTTGACTCTCGTTTATGGTTCGACTAACGGGCCGATTCGTTGTACTTGAGTCAATTTTGGGCCAATCGAGTCGACGTGTCACAACGCAAAATTTTTGACGCTATAGGCCGTTTTCATTGTTTAAATTAATTATTGATTAAATGGTGAAATTGTGGATTCCTTCCCTTGGGCCTTGGCCCGTCGCGTTTTTTGATTCGCAACGTTATTTGACAATTTGGACAAGACTCCCCGTCCTAGCTCTTTGCGATAATGGACGGGAATGCAAAACGGATGAAATCCCTTGTCCGTTTTGTTTCCAAGAGGAGTCACGACATGTTTTTATTTTGGTTTTCGATTGTCCTATCAATCGAGTCACAATGTTACACAAACACGGGATGTATTGAGATTCATCAGTACCCGACAATTCACGCAATCAAAGGAGTCATAAAATGACAAATTACATTCACGCATGTTCAGATCAAACGGGCCTTTTTTGGTCCGTTATGCGCTTTAACATGGGTATAACGGAGTCACTTAGTGATATGCCTTGTACTGAATTAATGGGCTATTCTTACATTTTGCTAATAGCTCAAATCCTATTTGCTGCAATTGTGGCAATCTACGCGACGGACTCATTGATCCGCCGCTTTCTTTAATCGTTCACAAAGAGGAGTCATAAAATGAACGTTATCAATCTTAATCAATACGCAATCGCAAACGAATTACCCGAACTGGACAAGCTGGCATTCAAGGCCGAAAAAGTCCCTTTTCATCCGTTAGGCGACTCCGTCCCTTGGAACGGACACAAGGCCGTCGTGCGGACCGATAAACGGGGACACGTGGAGTCGCAATTGGGCATTGTGGGCAATGGCTATCAAAT